CCCCAAAAACCAATTTTGGTATACTTCCTGTTGAATCATTTCATGGTTCTCCGTGTTACCCTCGGCATCAGGTTTTCAAATACTTTTTGTCGGGGGTTTTTTTCTTGACATTGCCATGCCCACCTGAGTAGTGTTTTCCGTCACGGAGAATGATGGCTCACGCACAGGTACAAAACGAGGTTATAGAGCGATTGTCGGGTAAGCCGACGACGTTATCGGTATATGTATCCTTAGCTCTTCATGGTCGTCCTGGTTCGGAGATTTGGCCTAGTCTTGGTCGTCTTGTTGAGTTGACTGGATTGAGTAGGCGAACGGTTCAGCGTCACATGAAGATATTGCTTGAGATGGGGTTACTTATACGTGGCAAACGGTTGGTTCGTGGTCCAGTTGTTTACAGTTTGTATAAGGCCACCAGTGACACTATGGGAGAGGGGTATCAGGCCACCAGTGACACAGGTAAAGTGCCACCAGTGACCTGTTGTATAAGAACAGACAATAGAAAAGACAACTTTATGAGTAAGAAGCGCAATTGGATGACGGACGAGGAGTGGTCACTTTGGTCACCTTGGTTATCTAGTTCTATGGGTCATTGGTCGGAGGAGCGTACTCAGTCGAAGGACGCGGTGGTTTGGTCATCTTTCCGCAAGGTTTCTCGTGACGGCAATGTTGTCCAGCGGGCCAAGCTCCATGACATAGAGTTCTTAGTTCAGTTACGCAAGGAGAGTACATGGTCGAAGCCATCGGATGGTTTGCGAGCGGCTGGTTATGGGAAGCGTGTGAAGATAACACTTGAGCGTTTACTGAGCGGGGTGAAGAGTCCTGCGGAGCTTGAGAGTTCACGACAAGCGGCACTTGCTCGTCGTATGAGTGAGATACGGAGGACTAACAAATGAGGAGAGACGCGGAGAAGGGTTTTTTGGCTTGTGTTTTGCGAGGTGGTCAATTGGGTTCGCCCATACTTGGCGAGTATTTATCTCGTGGTTTGAATTCGGCTCATTTTGACACTGAGTCTCACAGGGTTCTTTTTAGGACAATTATGAAGGCTGAGGGTCGAGGGGGTCATGCGTTACGTTTAGTAGCGGCGGAGGGTTCGGAGTGGACATACGACCATCTTGAGAGTTTGATGTTGACGGAGGGCTCGGCGGCATTTGCACAGAACTACTGGGAGATAATCAAGGAGTCTCTTCAGCACAGGTCGCGCTTATTGGCTTTGGGTACTTTCTGGGACAAGGCTCAGGAGATGGAGCCAGCGGCTCTTGTTGAGGGCATTGGTGAGTTGACGACGAGGTTGCACAGTTTGTGCCAAAAGGAGGAGAAGGGGGAGTCCAGTCTCATGGATGCCCTGAGAGCCTACTACGAGCGTCTCAGAGAGCCGAACGCTGAAATTGTGGGTACGCACTTACTTGACCTCAATGACCGCTTAGGAGGCGGCGTAAGGCCCTCTCAGCTAATCATCGTTGCTGGGCGACCTGGGATGGGTAAGAGTGCCTTTGCTATGGACCTTGCTGAGAATGCTTCAAAGGTTGGTGATGTTCTTGTTTATTCCTTGGAGATGTCTGCGGAGGATTTTGGTGAGCGGTTTGCTCGCAAGTATGAGGCGGCTTCGTTGAAGGAGGAGGGTCGTGCCAGGTCTGAGGCTATGGACAAGCGGCTACATTTACGGACGAATGCTGGGAGGACTATTGAAGATATTGTGCATGATGCGACGGCCTTTAAGGAAAGGAACCCTGAGCTGAGGATGATTCTTCTTGACCATGTTGGTCTTGTGAAGCCCTCGTCCTCTCAGAAAAATCGGAGTAGGGAGCAGGAGGTGGCTCACGTCAGCCGAACCCTTAAGGTTCTGGCGAAGGACCTTGAGGTTCCTGTTGTTGCTCTGTCGCAATTAAACCGTGGAGTTGAGCATCGTAACCATAAAGCCCCTGTGCTAAGTGACTTACGCGACTCTGGTTCAATCGAGCAGGACGCGGACATTGTGCTGGGCTTGTACCGTGCACAGTATTACGAGCCTGAAGCGTTTGAGGGGTTCCCTGATGAAGTCCATATCTTGAAATCAAGACAAGGAAAGACAGGGATTGTTTGTGCTCGCTTCATACCTGAGCGGGTAACTTGGACACATGGAGAAAAATTTTAATGCCAAAAGTAGAAATAGATGTTGAGTTGTCAGAATTCTTAAGACCTGTCGTTCACTGGAACACGAAAGAGATTCGTAGTCTGTTAACAAGGTTAAAGCCTTCGAGTGTTTGCCATGAGTTAGTTCTCTGGAAAGAGGTGGACAGGGAGCTTGCAAAATATGGAGCATATGTGTTTCACCTTGAGGTTGACCTTAAAGCGTCTCAAGCCGCAACGAATTACTATGCCAAAAAGTGGCGACGGTCAAAGAAGTTCTTTTCGGCGGCTCGTGAGGTGACCTTATCTCTTAGGAAAATGCTACGGGTTAGGGGTGTTCTTGACAGCCAGTTACCCAGAATGGAGATTGGGGCTCAAGGAGAAATGGACAATGGATAAAAAGAACCTAGAGTTAAGTGTTGCAGAGTTATCGGAGGCGAACAGCCAGAGTTTGTTGGCAAACGGTTTTGAAGATGCGTATATTGGTTATGCGTGGCAATTCAACAACGAGCCCCTTGCCGTTTACGACATAGGTAGGTGTGTTCAAATTTTGGTAGAACGCGACGGGATGGACCTCGAAGAGGCTCAAGAGTACATCGACTTTAATGTTGCGGGGGCATGGATGGGTGAGGGCACCCCAATGCTTATTAAGACCGAGTTTGAGCCTTATGAGGGAGAAGAAGATGGGGAATAAATGCTTAGAAATCTGGAGAAAAAGTTCTCGAGAAAAAAGCTAGGAAAGTTTTTGCATTGACCAGAAGGGGTTGAGAGAATGAGACCAATGTCGGCCACCAGTAAACCCCTACTTGGACTCTTTGACGATATCCCAAACAGCGATTATCACGCTTCGGAGGGGGTCTCAAAATCTCAGCTTGACCTCTTTCGTCGAAGTCCATACCACTACTGGTCGGCCTTCGTTGACATGTCTGCTCCGCCAAGAAAGGAATCAGAGGCCATGAAGATGGGGACGCTGGTACATACAGCGGTACTTGAACCAGAGCTCTTGGACCTCGAGTACATTGTCGGAGAATTTAAGGACAAACGCACAAAGGCATACAAGGAAGCGGTTAAGGAGGCAAAGTCGGAAGGCAGAATCCTTTTGACAACTCCCGAAATGGACCTAGCTTGCCGATGCCGTGATGCCGTCCATGCACACCCCTGGGCCTCATCCGTCCTCGAGAGTGGCAAAGCAGAGGTGTCAATGTTCGCCGTTGACGAGGTCACTGGAGAAAAGGTTCGCTCTAGGGTTGACTGGTTGACTCCGATGGGATTGATGGTTGACCTAAAGACGACGCAAGACGCTAGCCAGTGGGGCTTTGCGAAAAGTTGTCGCCAGTTTTCTTATTACCTACAAGCCGCGATGTATCTTGAGGTTGGTCGCCTCTGTGGCCTTGGGGAAGATTATGAATTTGTGTTTATTGCTGTTGAGCGTCAGCACCCATATGGTGTTGCAGTTTATAAGCTCGATGTCGCCTCGATGGCGAACGGACACCAAACTTTTCGTGACTTATTGGACAGATACCATGAGTGTCGCGTTACTGATTTGTGGCCCTGCTACTCAGACGAACTAGAAATGTTGAGCCTGTAATGAACATAGACGAAAAAAAAGAACTTGCCAAAATCATCGCCACGTCGAGCATTATCCCAAAGGAGTTACGAGGGAAACCCTCCGACATCTTTGTCTTACTTGACCTTGCGGAATCCATTAACGAACCCTATTGGAAAGTGATGAATGGGGTTGGGGTTGCAATGGGGCGTTTAGTTATAAAAGCGGAGTTCCAGATAGGTCGGGCAATGGAGTCCGGCCTATTCAAAGGGCCCTTCTTGTACGAGGAAAAGGAGGAGAAGGATAATATCCGAGTTCGGGTAAAGGCTGTTTGTTCCGCAACAGGCGAAACTATTCACGGGCCGTGGGTTGACCTAGCTTTAGCGAAAGCTGAGGGTTGGACGCGGAATTCCAAGTATCAGAATAAGCCGATGGCGCGGCACATGCTGAGGTTGCGTAGTGCAACATTCTTCATTCGTCTCCATTGCCCGCAAACAACATTTGGGGGAATCACACTCGAAGAGGCCCATGACGTTGGGCAAACAGAAACCCCGCCCCTAGACATTATTTCAGAAAAGGCTAAGGCTAAAGTTAAGGCCAAAGCCAAAAAACCCGTAAATGTGGTGGCAGAAAATGCGAAAGCCTAGAGGTGGAACATACCGATTCTCCCACGCGAAGTTACGCAAACTCGTTCGAGAAAGCGGCTTGTCGTTGCACTCTTTGCAAACGGACTTTTTTGGCAGAGGCCACCGCACGTCGCTAAACGATTATCTTGAGGGCAAGCGCACGCCATCCCTTGAGGTGTTTATGGACCTTGCCGAACTTCTTTATGTTGACCCAGGCGAGGTGTCTAATAACTTCTTTGACCGTCGAACGAATAAATGAAAACAATCTACGCTGGAATTGACCCTGGCAAAACAGGGAGTGTGGCCTTCTTGTCGTCTGACGGTACGCCCATTGGTGCAGTTGCGAAGATGCCTTGGCAGGGTGACCGACTGCTTGCAAGGGAGTTGTTCCACGCAATGGTGGCGATGGTTTCACAAGGCGAGTTGTTAAAGGTTACGGTAGAGAAGGTTCATAGTATGCCAGGGGACAAGAAACGGTTGCGCTCGATGTGGACGTTCGCCCAGGCGTATGGCGGGATATTGGCGGTAGTGGATATGCTCGAGTGTCCTGTCCAGTTTGTAGCGCCACAGACATGGAAAAAGAAGATGGTTGTGGATATAAATAAAACGGACAAGAAGGCGGCGAGTCTTGAGGTTGCGAGGAATTTGTTTCCCTCGATGAGTAAAGCCCTCGAGAAAAAGTCTTCACATAATCTGGCAGAAGCCGCTCTTATTTGCGAGTTCGGTAGACGCCGTTTCATCACAGGAGACGCCTAATGGCAATCAACACAGTAACTATCGTGGGTAATCTGACCCGAAAGCCGGAGCTCAAGGATGGCCCATCCATCTCAATTTGCTCCTTCACAGTAGCCGTCAACATGCGCCAGAAAGTTGGAGATGCGTATGAGGATGTTGCTCACTTCATTGACTGCACAGCATTTAAGGCCAATGCCGATTTTTTGGCAAACTACGCCGATAAGGGAAACCTGGTCGGGGTAACTGGGTCATTGAATCAAGAGCGTTGGGAGAACCAGAACGGCCAGAAGCGGTCAAAGCTTGTTGTTCGTGCGGATAATGTAAAGCTTTACACTAGAAAGGCGGACGCGGATAAAACCCCCGATGTTCAACAGTCGTTGGACGGGATTGAAGCGGCCCCATTCTAGTTTTGTTTTTGTTTTTTGTTTTGCCCTCCTGAGCCTCGGTTTGGGGGGGTTTTTAAAATTGGCGGGAAGATTGATTATTTCCATAACATGTACTCCCAGGTAGGGTTATGTATGTGTAGAGTTTTTCGGTGGTGAACAAAAGTCTTGGACAGCGTGACCCAGAAGAGTGGCCTAACATTACAGAAGCCTTGCTAAAAGTGTTGCAAGAGCGTTTTCCTGAAAAGTGCATTCGGTCTGGTGAATCCCTAGAAGAGGCGCATCGCTACGCGGGGAAGGTAGAGCTTATACAGTTCCTCAAACAAGTAAGACAGTTACAAAGAGAGAGAAAATAAATGACGTACGGAGACAACGAGCACGGGAATCACCCACCACTCAATAACCCAAGGGGAAGACCAACGAGAATTGGGTCCACCAAAGACATGGACATTTTTCTTTGGAACCACCTGGGCTACACGCAGTATGGCTCGGAGCCGTTTGACGCTAGTGAGTACGAGTCTATTCAAGCAGTCACCTGGAACCATCGGTATAAGGTCGGCACCATGTGGGTTACCTCCACCCCTGGCTCAAACAACGATTGGTTCTGTTCGTGGTATCGTAAGAAGGGGACAAACTCTGCTTCAAGCACATCTGGCGCCGAAGGGACTCTCGGCCAACAATACGCCCACCACTTTAGGCAAAAGGACAATGCCACTCGTGTAATGGGCAACATCTCCAACTCCCCCGCAACCATCTATGACAGAAGCGTCATTTGGCAAACGGCTACCTACAAGGACATGGAGAACGAATATACTGGGATGACAGGGCACACTGGAAATAGTACGACCATCCCCATGCGTGCAGACGCTGAAGGTGACATTATTCTTAGTGATGTCCCTGCCGACGGCGCAACGGTTACGATTACTGACAATGCGTCCTCTGCCATTACTTATGAGTTTTACGCCTCTGACCCCTCAAACGCCAACACATGGGTTGACACGTCTGGGGGAACTGTGGCCGCAGTTACAACGGAACTCGTAACAGCAATTGAGAGTCAAAAAGGCTCTTGCAACATTAGGGCTTATGAGTGCCCAAGGGAGTACAATACTGGTCGGGTATGGCTGTTTGCTAGCACAAATTCGCAAGAAGAGGGGAATGTAGCCATTACAAAAGCTTCTGATACAGGGAACAAGATTACTATTGTTGGCATGATGGGCGGAGCGCCTTCGGCCTACCTTAACCACACTTCCAATTACGGAAGTTACCATTATGGTACGAGTTGGATGTCCTCTCAACGAGGGGGGATTATTCTACAATCTACTGGAGTGCCCTGTGGCGGCACGAGTGGTGACTTAGTGAAGTTTGGTCACAGCAACAGCAGTACAAACAAGGACGGCTGGGGGCACAATGGAATGAGCTGTTCCGATACATACGGCGACCACAGTAGCGTTTTTTCTAAGTCCTTTTGTTGTAGCACATGGGCTATAGAAGCAGGGAATGGCTACTGGTGCTACCCATCCGGCAAAGGATTAACGGACCCCCTCGACCCCCTCGGCAAATATGCACGGGGCCAATACGGCATTAACTCTCACAATCACTTCTTCCGTGCCCATACAGGCTCACAAACAAACGCCACTCCGTTCGCACAGAACGAAACGAGCTACTCGGCGAACTCCGGCGTAACCTCTTATCGTGGACAGTCCCTTTTTGTTAAAGACCCTGGCGTTGCGTTTAGAGTCCGATTAACCGAACAACAAGGCACCCAAGGGCAAGAGCCAAGCGCATCCAACCCACCCTGCACCCTTAGCCTAATGCTGTATTGTAAGAAAAGGAGAAAATAGATGGCAATAATCCAACCAACAACGTCCACCATCGACCCGGAACCGGAAACGCTCGATAGTTTTGGCACAGATGACATTGACGTCATCGCCGCCGGCGCTGACCAATACGAGTTACAGGCGCCGATTTATCGGGCTTATGAAATGCTCACATACGAGCTAGACACTGGTGACACCACCCCCTACATCAGCACTCATAAAGCGTCGCTTGTTTATGCCGTTTGTACTGCCGCCTGTAACTGGGAAGTTCCGAATGCGGACGAAACTCTTGAACGCCAGTTTGATGCTACGGGTCTTGCTCAGAACCCTAGTGCTACCAAGTGCGGGATAATCCCAGGCGTTCTGATGCCGATGAAGGTCCGCCTTATCAGCGGTTCAGACTCGAATACGGTTACTGTTTACGTTATTCGTTGAGATGTGTTTGTTTAGTAGTCCCAAAATACCTGAAACTCCAGGCCCTCCTGCCAAAGCGCCTTTGCCGCCGGAGGAGTTGGTCCAGCGAGTTAAACGGAAGAAGGGGAAGTTGGCAAGCCTACCGCGCTCTGGGTTTAGTCTTCGGATACCAAGGAGCTCTACTCTAGGTTCAGGCGGGGGGGATGGCAGTGGCCTTGGCTACTAACCGCGTTAGCGCCGGAAGTCTGTATAGTAAATTAGAGACTGACCGTTGGCATTACATTGAGCGGGGGCGCGAAGCCGCCGCCCTAACTATCCCACACTTGTTGCCACGAGAGGGTGCCGGTTCTTCTACGGAACTGGAGGCCCCGTTCCAGGGGATGGGGGCCAGAGGAGTTAACTCGTTAGCGAGTTCTCTGTTATTGGCTCTACTTCCACCGAACAGTCCTTTCTTCCGTTTAAAGGTTGACCCGAAGGTGTACAACGAGATTGCAGAGCTGGACTCTGCAAAAGCCGAGATAGACCTTGCTCTTGGCAACATGGAGCAAACGATTTTATCTGAGATTGAGCGGCGAAGTCTTCGGACCGCTCTATACGGCGCAATCCGGCAGTTAATCGTTACAGGGAACACTCTTATCCAGTATTTACCTGAAGGGGGTATGAAGGTTTTTCGATTAGATTCTTACGTTGTGAAGAGAGCCCCGAATGGTTCTCCAAAGTGCATAATTATTAAGAGTCGTGTTCCTGGCGAAGAGCTTCCTAACGAGATTCGAGAGACTGCTCAACCTTCACCTGGTGAGGACGACATCTTCGACTTGTACACATCGGTGTACTTTTCAGAAGGGAAGTGTGCGATATCACAAGAAGTTGGTGGGGTAGAGGTTCCTGATTCATACCAGGAGATGCCGGAGGAGCGTTGTCCATACTTGGCTCTACGGTTTAATCGTGTGGACGGCGAGCACTATGGCAGAAGTCATGTCGAGGAATATTTAGGTGAGCTTCAGAGTCTTGAGACCCTTCAGCAGTCTATTGTTTATGGTTCAGCGGCGGCGGCCAAGGTTCTCTTTTTAGTTAACCCAACGGGTTTGACTCGTGTTAGGACTCTGTCAGAAGCTCCGAACATGGCGGTGCGGGAAGGATTGGCGAGTGATGTGAGCGTCATGCAAGTTGGCAAGAACTCTGACTTTGCGGCGGCATACCAAACAATTTCGGGTATCACGGACCGTTTGAGTAATGCGTTCCTCCTAGCTGAGGGGAGTATCCGTAATGCGGAGCGGGTTACTGCGGCAGAGATTCGTTTAATCGGCGACAACTTAGAGCGCCAGCTTGGTGGAACATATAGCCTCCTTTCTCAGGAGCTCCAGCTTCCGATTGTTGCTCTAGTGATGGACCAAATGCAACGCTCAGGGTCATTGCCGGCATTACCAGGCGATTCGATTACTGCTGTTATAACAACTGGCGTCCAGGCCCTTGGTCGTTCCACCGATTCGATTAAGCTCGACGGGTTTATGGCGGCGGCTATCCAACAGCTCGGTCCCGATGTTCTTGCCAGATACTTAAATGTTGGCGAGTGGTTTACACGCAAAGCGGCGGCTCTTGGCATCGACCCGAAAGGTCTCGTCAAGACGGAAAAAGAAATCCAGATGGAGCAACAGGCGGCCCAACAACAGCAGTTGGCCATGCAAGCTAACAGCGCGGCGATTGACACTGCCTCGAATGTTATCCAAACCCAACAACCCCAACCCCAAGTAGAAAATGTCTGATAACGATACACAAATAAACTTAGACGAATCACCCAAGCCCACGCTCGAGGAGCAAGCGGCGCAGATGGCGAAAGAGTCTGGCGACCAGGTTGAGACTTCGGGGCGACCCGAGTGGCTCCCTGAAAAGTTCGACAACCCTGAGTCTATGGCGGAGGCATACAGTAATTTAGAAAAGAAGATGGGTGCCGGTGAGCACTTAAGCGGAGAGTTAAAGATTGAGAAGGCGGACGGTTCCGCAGATGGAGAGGGTGCCGAAGGTGCCGATGCTCCTATAACGATGGAAGACTTGAAGTCTTATGGAGAGGAGTGGGCATCTAACAACGGAAGCCTAAAAGAAGAGAGTTACGATGCTCTCGAACAGCGCGGTATTACTAGGGACGTAGTACAGGCGTTTGTCCAAGCACAACTGTCTCAGACTCAGGCCGAGCACGCACGCTCTATGGCTGAAGCTGGGATAGACACAGATGCTTGGCGGGAAATGTCGGTTTGGGCAAGCACAAACTGGTCTGAGGACCAGCAGAATGCTTGGAACGAACTTGCGGCAAATCCCAATCCGTTAAGTCGAAAGTTGGCTTTAGACCACCTAAAAAACGCCTACTCCTCTGCTCGAGGGCAGAGTTCTAGGTTGATTGATGGTGAAGCGGCCCCCCAGGGGATGCGGCCATTTCGTTCGACGGCGGAAATGATGGAGCAGATGAAGGACCCTAGATACGACAAAGACGAAGCGTTTCGTAAAGAAGTCGATTACAGGATTCAACTCGGCCTCAACAGCCAATGATAGACGCGATTGGCCCGTATACTCGGACAACCTTTGGGGTCTAGAAGAACTTTAACTTAACCAACAATTCATTAAGTTCTTTTAGGAGGAACTACCATGACCGACGCAAGTAAACTTGCTTTTCTTGGTCAAAACAACGGAGATGGAACTTTTGACACCACATACGGTGACCAAAACGAACTCTTCAAGTCTGTTTTTGCCGGCCTTGTAACTCGTGCATACGAGCAACAACGCAAACTTTTTCCACTGATTACTTCCCGCACCGTTCGTAATGCTCGGGGCGTTAACTTCCCCCTCATGGGTGGCGCATCTGCGAGTTTCCATACTCCAGGCGAATCAATTATCTCATCGGCTGACGCCGCTGGCACCGACTACTTGTCTAACATTAAGGTGGCGAACAAAGAGGTCAAGTTGAACGACCTCCTGATTGCTTCTTGTATGACGGACAAGCTCGACGAGCTAAAGAACGAGTTTGATGCTCGTGCTGACCTCGCCGCAGAGTTAGGTCGGGTTCTAGCTGACAAAGAGGATGAGCTGATTTTCCGTGCGCTTTACGCATCGTCAGTACGTCAAACTGAGGGCGAGGGCGTCCTTTACACGGGCGAACCTGAGGAAGGTGGAGTCGTTGAACTTGAGCTGTACGGCTCTGGTGGTACAACTCCTCTGGCCTTTGACACTGTCGCTAGCAACCTTCTTGACGGATTGTTTGCCGCCGCCAGTGCCTTGGACCAAAGGAATGTCCCAGAGAATGACAGATACTTTGTTATTGACCCAGAATGGTTCCATTACCTCTCAGGTAACACAACGGTTCTTAACCGTGACTGGGGCGGCTCTGGCGCTTTGGCAGACAACAAGGTGTTCCGCGTAGCGGGATTCGATGTTATTAAGTCGGCTAACGTTCCTGATACCAATATTTCCAATGAGGCTGGTGAAAATTCCGGCACTCACGGGGACTTCGAGCACGACGACGGTGCCATTAACCTCATGGGGATGTGTTTCCATAAGGGAGCCGCCGCATGTGCTAAGGCTATGGATGTCGGAGTGGAGACTTCTTGGATGCCAGAATACCAAGGCCACCTTTTGGCGGCTAAGGTTGCGGCAGGTTACGACAGTCTACGCACAGAGGGCGCGGTTGCCATCTCAGGTGTTCAAACCTCGTAGATAATACTTTTTGTCGGGGGGCTTCGGCCCCCTGGCTAACCCAATAAAGGAGGAGAATAGATGGCATCATTAACTGAAGTTGAAGCTGTAAGCGAACTACTTATGGCTGTTGGGGAACAGCCCGTTACCTCGCTTGACGCACCTTTGCCCAGCGATGTTTCTATGGCCCAGAAAACATTGACATCGGTTGACCTCGAGGTTCAACTTGCGGGATACTCCTTTAATCGAGAGTTTAGCATTACTCTTAGCCCCCACAGCGGGACTGGGAAAATTGAGCTTGACGCTGACGTTGTTCACGTTGAGCCCGCACGAAGAGGCGCAGGTTTAGGGGTACGGGGCGGTTACCTTTACGATAGAATAGAGAACACAGATGTATTTACTTCGGATGTTAAAGTTCATCTTACTCGGCACCTTGCTTTTGCCGATTTGCCTTACCCTGCTCGTATGTATGTTACTAGGAAGGCCACGCGCGTTTTCGCGGAAAGGCTTTTAGGTGATGTAAACCAGGCACTGCGCTCGGATGAGGCACAGGCACGGGCACTATTTATTGACGCAGAGACGACTATCACGGACTATCGGTTTAGTGATTCCTACGACTCTTTTCGGACAATGGGTCGTCGCTCACCGATGGATGGTTATGGAGCATAATGGGTCTAGTCTCAAGGTCTATTGGTAATCTGATTGGCGGCGTAAGCCAACAGCCGGACAGTCTCCGTTATGCCAACATGGCAAGCGAGAGTATCAATGCCTTTCCAGACCTTGCGAACGGTCTTGACAAAAGGAATCCTACCGAGCACATAACTGAGCTCATCGATTCTTCGGGCGCCGGTTTGGACACTGCGACTACGTCTAAGTTTCATGTAATAAATAGGAGCCCCAGCGAGCGTTACGCTCTTGTATTTTATAACGACAGCGGTGGCGACCCTGCTATTAAGGCGTTTAACCTTTTATCGGGCGAAGAAGTTAATATCTATAATTCCGAGTCTGTTGCTCTTTCTGCCTCGGACCTTACAGGGTATCTACCGAATGGCACGCCAATGATATCCGATGTTGACCTTTTGACAGTTTCAGACCACACGTTTGTTCTAAATAAGGAGATTGAGACCGCCCTGTCTAGTACAACTACTGATGCTCAGACAGTGGAAGCGTTTGTCTCCATTAAAGCGGGCGCATACGCTCAGAAGTATGGCTTGTTAATTGATGGTGTGGAGTACAAGATTGACATGAGCGGCACCGGCGGCAATACAACGGTTCCACCTGACTCCCCAGCGTCTAATGACCCTGCAGACGGTGAGACCCCCGTTGGTTCAAACCGTCATCATGCGAAATATGTCGGGACG